CCTTGTAGAAAAATTTGATGGAATGGTTCCAGACTTTGATGTTGATGTTACAGGACAAGCTTTTGAAATGAGTAACAATATTAGTAGTGTATTAAAAAAAGTTGATCCTAGTGTTTATGACCCTGAATCAGCAGGCGTTATTCGTTTCTTACAAAAACGTCTAAATGATATTGTTGATGAAAAATCAGGTGCAAAAGCATTAGATGATTTAGATAATATTTTTGAAAAAGCTTATGGTGTTAAAAACGTAAGCCAAGAAGGTATACCAGCTAATAATGTAAATGTGCCTTATGAAGTAAAACAATTGATGGCAGAAGCTATGAGTGGTGCAGGTAAACGTGGAGTAAACTTACAAGGATCAGCTTTTGTAGATAGACCAGCACATTCAGGATCACAGACTTTAAGTGGTGGACAGAACCACCGTGAGTTTATATTTAGATACAATCCAAAAGGTCCACGTAAAAATGAACCAGTTTACAATTATGCACATAGCTTTGGTAGAGCTAAAACAGACAATGCTTTCATGCACGCACGTATCAGTGATCGTGTAGATGAGTATGGTAACAAATTACTATTTGTAGAAGAGTTTCAATCAGACATGCACCAACCTATTTCTGCTGCTGTAAGAGAAGCAACTAAAGCAGGTAAAGCAATTCCTAAAGCGGGTAAATATGCACCACGTCTAGATAAAGAAGTAGCTAAATTAAATAAAGATAATTTAGAACAAATGGCAAATATTCAACGTCAAATTGATAGACTATTAGAAACTAAACCAGATTCACCTAAACTAGCTAAACTATACGAGCAAAAAGAAATTATACGTAACATAGAAAAAGATAAAGCAGGTAAGTTAGGAGAAAACACAAGTAATATTCCAGAAGGTCCATTTAAAAATTCTCAAGATTATATGGAATTCGCGATTAAGTACTTGCTGCGTGTGGCAAAAGATGGTAATTACGATGGTGTGGCGTTTTCAACACCCGCAATTAAAAACAGAAGTATAGGCCCTGATAACAGAGACTATAAAGGAAATTTAATTGCTTACGGTGATATCTTAAAGAATGCTATTCGTAAGGCTAAAAGCAAAAGTGGTGCCGATTTATTTGAAACCACTATTGGTAGTGGCAGAAGCTATGGTGATGCACCACAGTATTACGGAGTGCCAGCTTTAATGATAAAAGGAAACACGAAAGCACTGGAGAAAATATCAAAGGGCTTACCAGCCTACAATGAAGGGGGATTGGTACAAAATGTCTTTAATGACGTAGTACCAACTTTATAGGGGAACAATGGCTAGAAACAAGAACAACAATATTGACAAAGCAATGCAAGCTTTAGGCGATGCATTAAAGATTGAAGAAATAGGTCAAGAGATTCAATTACCTGGTGAAGAAGTATCTACTGAAGAACAAGGATACGAAATTGCCGAAATGGCAGATGGTGGTGCAGAAGTTAATTTTGATCCAAACGCTCCAATAGATAAATCACAAGTACCGTTTGACGCTAATTTAGTAGAATACCTAGACGAAAGCACAGCAACTAAGCTATCTAATGATTTAGTTGCAGCATTCGAAATGGATAAGGATTCAAGGAAAGACTGGGAAGATACCTATGTCAAAGGCCTTGATATGTTGGGATTTAAATATGAAGATAGAACCCAACCATTTGAAGGTGCATCCGGGGTCGTACATCCCTTACTAGCTGAATCTGTTACGCAGTTTCAAGCCCAAGCTTATAAGGAACTCCTCCCCCCAAGCGGCCCCGTACGCACTCAAGTAGTAGGTCTACAAACACCAGAAGTTATGGACCAAGCTGAACGTGTAAAAGATTACATGAATTATCAAATTACAACTGTAATGAAAGAGTTTGATCCAGAAATGGATCAATTATTATTTTACCTTCCTTTAGCTGGTTCAGCATTTAAAAAAGTTTATTTTTGCCCTATCATGCAAAGAGCCGTATCTAAATTTGTAACAGGTGAAGATCTTGTTATTAACTATTTAGCAACAGATTTAGAAACAGCAGATCGTATTACACATGTTGTTAAAATGACAAACAACGATGTACGTAAATTACAAGTTAGTGGTTTTTACAAAGATGTAGAATTACCTGGAGGCGATGTTAATGTTTCCGATGTGCAAGAAAAAGTAAATGAACTTGAAGGTGTTGAGCAAGAATATGCAAATGATGACACTGCCCATGAAATTTTAGAAATGCATATCAACACTGACATTCCAGGATTTGAAAATGAAAATGGAATTAAACTTCCATATATTGTAACGCTAGATCGTTACAGTGGAATTATTTTATCAATTAAACGTAACTGGAATCAACAAGATAAAAATAATAAAAAGATTTCTTATTTTGTACATTACAAATTTCTCCCGGGTCTAGGCTTTTATGGCTTTGGACTAATACACATGCTAGGTGGGTTATCGCGAACAGCAACAAGTGTTTTGCGGCAGTTAATTGATGCTGGTACACTCGCAAACCTACCTGCAGGTTTTAAAGCACGAGGAATGCGAATACGTGATCATGATGAGCCAATACAACCAGGTGAGTTTAGAGACGTAGATGTAACTGGTACTTCTATAAGGGAATCATTATTGCCCTTACCATTTAAAGAACCAAGTGGTACTTTATTTCAATTACTAGGTTTTGCTGTTGATGCAGGAAAATCTTTTGCTGCAATAGCAGACATGAAAATGGGTGAAGGGAATGAACAGAATCCAGTAGGAACAACGTTAGCTATTTTAGAACGTGGAACTAAAGTAATGAGCGCTATTCATAAAAGATTACACTATGCACAACGTGAAGAGTTTTCATTGTTGGCAAAAGTATTTCAATTATACACTCCACCAGAATATCCATACCAAGTTGCCGGTGGGGATAGAATGATTAAACAACAAGATTTTGATGATCGTGTAGATATTTTACCTATTTCTGATCCTAATATATTTTCAATGGCACAGCGTATTACGTTGGCACAACAACAATTACAATTAGCTAATGCTGCTCCACAATTACATAATATTAGAGAAGCTTACAGACGTATGTATCAAGCAATGGGTGTTGATAATGTAGATGCTATATTGAAGCCAGATCCAGATCAACCTCAACCAGTTGGTCCAGCAACAGAAAATGGTGCAGCAATGAAAGGACAACCTCCAAAAGCATTTCCTATGCAAGATCATATGGCCCATATTTCAGCACACTCAGAATTTATGTTTACCCGTATGGTTCAAATTAACCCGCAGCTTTATGCTTTATTACAAGCACACATGTCAGAACATATTGCTTTAATGGCTGGACAACAAATTAATGAACAATACAAAGACCAGGTACAACAGTTGCAACAGCAAATGCAACAAGTTCAAGCACAAGCACAGCAAAATCCACAAGCACAGCAAATGATGCAGCAAATGCAACAACAAAACGATCAATTAACAAATGAAATTGCATCAGCACAAGCTAAACTGGAAGCTGAGTTAACAGCTAATTTTGCTAAAGCAGAAGAACAAAGAATGGCTCAAGAACCTCAAGATCCTCTTGTTAAACTTAAACAACAAGAAATTGACTTGAAAGCAATGGAGACACAAGCTAGACTACAAAAAGATTTAATAGTAGACACGGAAAAAATGGATCTGGAAAGAGACAAATTGGAAGCAGATACTAGTTTGGAATTAATGAAAGTATCAGCAGAAGTTAATAAACAAAGCAATGCTGATGCAACCGCAATGTTAAAAGAAAATATGATTTCAGCGCGTGAGGCAATGAAAGATAAAACGGCAGAGAGAATAGCGAGGGAAAATGCAAGATCCAAAACTAGAAAAGCAGATTAATTTGATTAGTTCTGCTATGAAAAAGATAGAGGAAACAGCTCGTTCTATGGTAAGAGACAATGATGATTATATGTCTGTTTGTTCTGCTATGATGGCTGTTACTCGTAATATGTATTTAGAAACATTAACAATAGAAGAAACAGCTTCAATTTTTGAAACAGTAGCGGAAAGTATGTTTGTTACGCAAGACATGATACATACATTTCAACATGCTGCAAAACCAACTATACATTAAGGAGAAAAAATGCCAAAAGTAGGAACTAAATCTTTTCCATATACATCAGCAGGTGTGCATCAAGCGCAAGCACATGCAAAAAACACTGGACAAAAAATGTCAATGATGAAAAAAGGTGGAAAAACGAAACGCCTTAGTAAAGGTGGTTCGATGAAATCGAAGAAAAAATAGGAGGTAATATGAAATTACTTAAAGATTTATGGGCGCACTTAAAAGAGTGGTCAGACTGGGGAATGAAGGACTGGATAAAAGCCGGCATCGTTGCCCTTATTGTCATCATTATTCTTAAGTCTGTAATGGGAGCATAATGGTTTTACCGTTTACTGAAAGAGATAATGTAAGAGAAAAATACCGTGGCTATCAAAAGCCGCGGTACTCTGCTAATCAATCACCTGTTTACGCTGGTCAAGATGACAGGCGTTCGTCTTATCTTCGTAATAGTTATATTGATAACGTAAATGCTACACGAGAGCAAAATGCAATTAA